GCGGGTAGCTATCACGGAGAACTCGCAACACTTGACTTGAAAGAGGCAAGTGATCGAGTGTCGTGCTGGTTGGTCGAGCAGTTGTTTCCAGAGCCTATACTAACGGCTCTGATGTCAACTAGGTCGTTACACACGGTACTACCTGACGGAACGCGCCTAAAACTCGCAAAGTTCGCACCAATGGGATCAGCTTGCTGTTTCCCGGTGCTTGCTACGTGTGTTTGGGCGTTGCTGAGGTCAGGTAAGTCCGGATCTGACGGTAGAACCGTCTTAGTGTATGGTGATGATGTGATTGTCGAAACGGCTCACGCCGATACAGCAATCGAAGAACTCGAGACCTTTGGTCTTCACGTAAACCGTGATAAGAGTTGTACCAGCGGACTCTTTAGGGAGTCGTGTGGCATGGACGCCTACAATGGCGAAGATGTCACCCCGGTGCGCTTGCGCACCGTCTGGTCATCAGCACCCCGCGCAGAACACTATGCATCATGGATCGCGTATGCGAACTCCATGTATGCTCGTGGGTATCAGAGTGCGGCAACGTATGTTGCTGAGAGGATGCAGGCCGTTTATGGTCCTATTCCTCAGGCAGAAGAATACGGGCAAGCCCGGGTGAGTAAGCGTGACGGTTTCGTCACTCTTATCCAACCTGAGCCCATACGTATTCCTATGTTCACGTTTGATACCTTGCTTAACCCTATGATCCTCGAACGAGTTAACGCCGGCCGTCAGGCCGTTGACGTACGAGTTCGGATCATTGCTCCACAGAAGTACAAAGTTAAGAACCAGTCGGGCTGGGTCTCGCTCATGCGCTATTTCACCGAGAGGTGTGTAGCACGTGACGATTCCTTGCTTGATAGGTTCCTTTGCTTCATGGAGGGAATTGCACAGAAGTGCAAGAAGTCAACAACAGATATTGTTAACTGCGTTAATGGCGAAGTGGCCACTGAAAACGAGCTCGCTGCACTTGCAGACGAGGAACTCGTCTCGGATGGTTGGTTCGCACACGTAGCTACTCTGTCTAGTATGACAGGTATAGCAATCCCTGTAGTACACGAATGCCTACGGGCGTATTTTATGCGCTCTTGCTCTATCCAAGAACAGGTCCTTAGGGACTTTGTTCCGAAGAATGAGCTTGACACGTACGATATACCCAAACGGGTTAAACTCCGCTGGGCATGGCGGCCAAAGGAAACCCTCGGTGGTGGGGCTTATCGCCCGACAAACCGCGTTCCTTATACATCCTGACGCGAAAGCGATCAAGAAGGGGAGCCGGCTAACGCTTCGGTGACGCAAGTCACTGGCGATATGCCGGATCTCAGGAGAGGAC